ACTTTGAGGTGTAAATGAAGCACCTCCCATCCCTGCAGGACCTATACCTCCAGTAGATGGTGATGTAGTGCCCCCTGCTGTAGACGTCATAAAGTTAGCAAAATTTTGTTCTGCTTCTTTGTTTTTTCCTCCGGGAGGGGGCATTATATTATCCTTTGTATTAGTTTACGTGCGTTCATTAACCTACCATAGATTTAAGTACTATGATTACTATTAGGGCAACGATACCGGCTTTAATCCAGTCTTTCATTCCCCAATCGCTCCACTCTTTCAAGTGAGCCCATAGATCTTTTAATAACTTCATATTTCCTCCTATGTTTAATTATTTTTTCTTTTTAGCACCTTTACCACCCATTTTAGGCATCATTTTTTTCATGCCTCCAGGTCTTAAAGCATCTTTAAGTGTTCTTTTCTTTTTATCAGGACTATGTGGGCTTGGTGATTTTTTAGATGGTTTTTGTGGATTATCCATCATGTGTCTCAGTTTAGCAGATCTTTTACTTTTTGGATCTTGATGCGGGCTTAATTTCTTTTTTGCATCTATTACATCACCTATATAAGTTCTTACTTTTTTAGAAGCTTTTGCTAATCCACCACTTGCTTTTTTAATTCTTCCACCAGTTTTGTATCCTTCATTTCTTCTAATGTTACGATCAACTCTTCTAATCTCTTCTTTTTCGTTTTCAATGTGACGTGTTCTTGCTGATGGTCTTCCACCACCCATTAATTTTACTCTCCCACCTTTTTTAAAAGTAGTAGTAGTTTGTCTTCTTCTTACAGGACCTTGACCCCTTACTGTTACTTTACCTACCATTTATTCCTCCTAATGAATTGTTGGTTTTACTTCTGGGTAAAAGTCATCCATAATTTGAAAACTAGCCGCAAGCTGTTCAAATATAACATTGGTTTGTTCTACACCAAGATTCGTTAAATATATGTTTCTTATCACAGAAACCATAGATGCACAAAATAAAAGTTGATCATCTACTGTTTGAGCCTCTTTAGCTACTAAATCATCTATTTTTATTATAAATTCTCTAATCTTTTTTTCTGGACTTTCCATTATCATTACCCTTCATAGCATCTCTTATAGTAGTCATATTTTCTTTTAAAGTTGCCAGTTTTTCCTTACTTTTAATATCAGCTTCTGTTGCCTGTGCTTTTATTAAATCAACACCTACTTGTGCCTCTAGTTTATCACGGTCTAAGTCTATTCTTTCTGAATCAATTGTCCAATCTTTTTCTATACGTGCTTTTTCTTCTTTAGTTTTAAGCATAGTTTCTAATGCACGTAAATCAATTTCTTGTTGTTTTAATTTAACAAGTGGATCATCTTGCATTTCATCAGCACGTTTTCTTTCTTCTTCAACCATCTCTTTAACCATTTGTGCTTCAATTGTAGCAATTTGTGATTCTTTTTGTTGCATAAATTGTTGTTGTGCTTGTTGTGCCTGCGGAGCTAATTGTTTATTTTGTTCTGCTTGTTGTAACATCATTTGCATTTGTTGATTTTGTTGTGCAATTTCTGGTTGTGCTTCAACTTGCTCTGCTGCTAATAAAGCAATGTGTTCTAATATATGTGATTCCATCATCGCGTATAATTGTGGATTAATTTGTACCATACGTGTAGCGATAAAATCACCATGCGCTTTCATATGCTCAGGATGATTCTGTTTAGGAAAAGCTTTAGGTTGTTCACCGCGCATTGCTTTTGCGTTTTCCATTGCTGGGCTAATTGGTGTTGGCATGTTAGGATCTGGTTTTAATATTGCATCAACATTATCCACACCCATCGCCATGTACATTCTTCTATAAGCTTCTCTTACATTATGTAATTGAGGATTAGCTTGTGCTAATTGTAATTGTTGTTGTGCCAACATAATACGTTGGGACATAGAAAAAATATTAGGATCACTAATAGGAATAATATCAACGCGATTATCAAAGTCTGTTTGTTTAATCATTCTATCTCCACCTTTAACCATGTATGGATATTCTGGCGGTAAGTAAGATTGAAAAACGTCTGCTAATAATTTAAACTCTATTTTTTGTGCATAATGCATTCTTTTATGAATTGCACTCATTACTTTAGTTCCACGTTCTAAAATAGCTAATGTTGTTCCAACTGGGTTTTGTTCATTTCCTTCACCCATCTTCATGTCTGCTATTGCAGCAAAAGATTTACCAGCATCAACAGCAAAACCTAATAATTGAAATAATGTTGCACTTGGTTCTTTAAAAGGAAGTGGTAACAAAGATTCCCTTATAGAAGCACCTGTTACATCAACATCTCTAAATTCTCCTGGTTGTAAAGGTTCATCATGATCACGTATACGCATGCCACGTGCTTTAAATCCTGCAGGTAGGTTAGCGAGTGTACCAGCATCAATTAACTGCCGCAAAACACTTGTTGCTGTTCGCGATAACCTAACATGTGTATTAGACCAAAGCCATAAAAGCCTAAGCCTGGGAGGAATTTAAAATGTACAAAGTATTGTTTTTTTGTTTTATTTTCATCAGCTTCATCCCAATTACGTCTTATAGATAAAATAGTTTGAGAATATTTATCTATAGTAACAATGTAAGGAAGCTTAATTCCACTTGGATCTTCAAATCCAGGTAAATCTAAATCAACATGCATTTCTAATATTAAGTGTTCTTCACTGTCTGTGCTGTAAGGTGGGGAATTACCTTCTAATTCATTAATTTTTTCTCTAACTTCGTTAGGATCAACATCACCTGATGTAACTGGTACATCACTATAAAAACCGTTAACTTGATTTTTACGTAAATCATTTCCACTCATTTTTATACAATGAGTAATTCTGCTTGCACTTTCTATATCTGTAGCAAAATAATCAACTACTAAATCTTCACCAGAAACAAATTTAGCTACAGCTCTTTCTAATGTTCCATCGTAATAAACTTTTTTAAAAGCAGAACCAGATAATGGTAAATAAAACAATAATTGATCCATATCTGGATCGTATTCTTTCATTACGTTCATTAATTCATAGTTCATGAATTCTTTAACTCTAGCTGCTTGATCTTCAACCAATGGTGTTACTTCACCTACAATTTGACAATTAACAGGACCACTAGGGGGTAATAATTCTTTGTATGCTTGTGCTTGAAATTGAGTTACAGATTCAGCCAATAAAGGATGAACAACACCACTAGCTCCTTCAAAAGGTTGACTTCTATTTTCATACTTAAATCCAAGCATGTCTAAACCTTTAACGTATGTATCTTCCCAATCTTTTCGTGAATCTTTATCGTTTTCGTAAAAGTTAATTAAATCGCCAGATAAACCATCTAAATCTGTTTCAGATAAAATTTCCGCTAAATTTGCATTATGGTCAGTAGCAATTTGTTCTGTAATATCTTCTGGTACAATAGCCGAACCATCTTCTTGAATTTCAAAAGAAGGATCAAACTCTACTTCTTTTTCCATTTCAACATCAACACCATTACCTGGTTCAATGTCTAAACCTAAATTTAAAGCTTCTAATGCTTTATCTATATTATTTTTACCTTGATCAGCCAACTAATCCACCCTTGTTGTACACAGAAATATCTTTAAGTGGTATTATACCTTTTTTATCTTTTAAAAGCAATACAGGAATATTATCGTACGGCATTCCATTTCCATCAACAATTACAGTGTCAGTTAATGTTGCACCACTTTTTTTAGAAATTTTCTTTAATTGAGGAATCA